AAGTATATTCTGTGCTTCCGTTTTCTCCTGTTGCAGTACCATAAGCTGCTTTATACTTGGACTCGGTATGCCAAGTACAGCCACCACATTTATTTTTTTCATCTAAATCTACTGCAGCTCCTTGATAAATCCAAGGACATGCTCCTGCTACTATTTGTCTTGCAGGTATTTGTATTCCTTCTAAATCATGTGCTGCTGATAGTTCAAAAGTTACTATAGCTTTTGTTTTACTAACTATTCTGTCAATAAAGTATATATCTTTTGGAAACTCTGGTGGATTATTTGACGTATAATTTCCAGGAACTTTAGTATATTTTTTAAGCGTCGTTCTTCTAGTGACTTTACAACCTAGTAAATTATTATAATCTGCTCCTGCTGCTGATGAAAATACTGATTCTATATTTGCAAATACTATTTGTGGTCTTGCACTTTGTCCTCCACTTGCAAATCCTTCAGCATGTACTGGTATTGAAGTATAGTTCTGGTCTGTTGTTCCATTTGCCTTAAAAGTTATTGTACTTCCTACATTTTCTCCTGAATGAAAAAATACAGTAGAACTTGAAGACAGTTCAATTTCATATAATATTATTAAAGCTGAATTAGGATTTTGTTTTTGTAGGTCTTGTACTAAAGCACTCATGATTCATAAACTCTTCTAAAAGTTGCACTAGCACTGTAAAAGTCATCATAGTCATAAGTTTGAGACCAATTAGAACATACAACTTTTATTGTTGTTTCTGTATTACTATTTTCTGTTCCATTTGTATCTGGTATTGTCCAATTAAATGCAGTTACTCCTGCTTTAGAAGTAAAAAGCGCTATTATATCATCTATCTCTGCTTTAGCTCTTGTATTGAATGAAACACTAAATTCTGACTGCAAAGCGTTTATTCCATTTAATACTCGTTGTTCATATCCATCTCCAAATTTTGCAGTAAATAATACAGGAGTATCATCTCTATTGAATCCTTTATCAGGTGTTGCTCTTGTACTTCCGTTTAATAATAAAAATCCTACTGCCATTATGTGTTGCTTAGTAGCCCTCCAAATCTTTGCTGTTTGCTTATTTCTTGTTGTACAGCTGCTTGTATTCCTTTACCAAATGCATTTGCTTTTTCTGCGTCCATTGAAGAACTTCCATCAGAATTAACAGTTACATTTACTATTGAATTACTTTGTGTGCCGCCTTTTACTTCTACAGGTATTTTTTCTCCGCTTGGTATAGGTATTACGGCTTCTCTTCCATGAAGTATTGCTCCATATCCTGAGGTTGAGCCATTTGCTATTCCACCTGATGAATATCCTTTTACTCTTTGTCCTGCTTCAAATACTCCGCCATCTCTCGCAAAAGGATTTACGTTACCTATCAGTAACTGCGTTGAATTATATGCAACAGCTGCTGTGTTAGCTGCAATTATTCCTCCTAATCCTCCCATTGCAGTTTGAGTTACTTGTTCTGTCGCTAATTGAAGTGCTAATTTTGCTAATAAATCTCCTAGTAAATTTGACACCATACTCTGAATTAAACTTTGTAGTATGGCTTCTGCAACTCCTAAAGCTACGTCTTTTGCTGCATCCTTTGCTTTTTTATCACCTTTTGCTACAGACATAAGTCCTGTTGTCATGCCACTCTCTAATGCCTTTCCTCCAGCCATGGATGCTTCAGCTACGGCTCTTCCAGCTTCTGTTCTTTCTGCCATTGTTTTTGTATTTTCTGCTATTTTTGTCAATTCATCAAGAGTACCTTGAGCAATAATTTTTTCCATTTCACTTATACCGTCTTTGGCCATTGTTTTATCATACTGATTTTGTGCTTTATTGATTGATGCCGTATAGTCAGTTTGAGCTTTGTCTGGGAACATTTTTCTTTCTATTACTCCTTTCGTTGTTTTTGACATGCTTGCAAAAAAAGGATTATCTTGAAATAGTTTATCTGTTCTAGCTTTTCTGAATAGTTTGACATACTTTTCCATTGCTGATAGCTCTTGTCCAAACTTGTTTATTTCATTTCTTTTTTGTATTTCTGCTGTAAGTAACTCTTGTACTCTTAACTCTTCTGTTGCTAAGTCAACTTTTTGTCTTGCTATTCTTACATTTTCTGCTGCATCTGCTAAGTCATTTGCAGTGGCTGAAGCTCCTAAGGCTGCTTGAGCTGCTAAAGCTTCAGCTAATTTTTTAACTGTTTCCATTCCTTTAATTCTTTTATCTTCATTTTTAAGCAATAGTTCTGTTTGATTTGTTTCAAAATCTCGGGTAACTTTTGCAGCTTGCATTGCCATTGCTTGCTCATGTCTTTTATCTATTATAAGAGTATCTAGTGCAAGTATCTGTTCTACTTTGTCTTTAAAGGCGGATACTTTTTCATCTTGAGCATCTAAAGAAGCTTCTTTTTCCTTATCTTTGATTCCATTTTCCTGGTTCATTTCCATGACTTTTCTTTGAGCAGCTAAACTACCTTCCATTTCTGTTATAGAATTTCTCATGCCTTGGCCGTATCTACCTTTTCCACCCATTTTTACTAAATTTTTATCATAGGTTTTTTGAACTTCTCCTGCTAAAAGTACTTTACTTGCTAAGCTTCCATACTGAGATTCTAGTTGCATTAAGTCTTTTACTTGATCAATTTCTAATTCTTTGCCGCTTGCAATTACTTCTTGAAATTTAAGTAAAGCGTCTTTTGCATTGACCATTTGTTCGCTTTGTCCTAGTCCTGCAGTATTAAACTCAAAGTCATCAGATATTAATTTTGCCATTGCTCCTAATGATTGTGCTAAACCTGTCTGTGATTTTCCTTGGGCTCCTTGGAATGTAGTAGTATCCTCAAACACTGGCATTGAAAATGTGCCTCCATCCACATCACGTACTGTTGATATTCTTTGCTCGCCTGTCTTCTTTTGTTCTTTTGGGGCGTTTTTGTCAAACCCTAGAGCGTAATCTCTTGCTTGTGCACTTAATGCACTACTTTGTAAAGCTTGACCTACTTGCAAATTCATGTCAGTATTATACAACATAATTCGCTCTTTTACTAATTCGTTAATTCCTTCTTCTCCTTTTCCAACTAACCTTAATCTATCAACCTCTTTTGTTCTTAGCTCTAGCATTCTCTCAAGTTCTTCTGCAATTTTTGTATTTACTCTTGCATTTTCTGACATTTTTTCTTTTCTTGCTTCTTCTAATTCGACTACTTTTTTAAATGCATTTACTGCAGCCATAACAGCTGAGCCTATCATAGTTATTATACCAATAATACCTGCGGCTTTTAGAGCTTTGTTCATTGCTGTAGCTGCAAACTTAGAAGCTCTTACCATTGCTAATTGTCCTTGTTTAAATTTTATTTCTGTTTTTTTATGGTCTGCTTGTTTTTTAAGTTCTGAAGTTGTGTTAGTAATATTCTGTTTACCTTTTGAAGCTTTATGTGCCATGTCCATTTTATCAAGAGATAGTTTAAAATCTATTTGCTCTTGTTTTGTCATCTTTTTCCAGATTCCTTTTTTTGAGTTCCAAGTTCTTCTATAAGCAGCTACTTGTCTTTGACTTAAGTTACCTGAACCATCGGAAGCTTTGCCTTGAATTCCTAACTTTCCTAGTTTTCCTTTACTATACGCTGCTCCTTGTGCTCCTAACTTATCTGCTCCTCCGCTACTCAAAGCTTGAGAGGCCATTGTTGTTTGAGCAAGTTCATCTTGTAATATATCTAAAGAACCTTTTGTTGACGCTACATTCTTAGCTGCACTAGCAGATAGTGCGTCAAAATTTGGTAATATTATTTTTAAAATAGGAACAGCAACTAAAGCTAGAGCTGATGCAAGGGCTGCTACATTTTCTGTAAAGAAAGGAAGAACAGTTTGAGCTATTCCACCTAAAGCATTTTTTAGTAAATCTAGTAAATCATTAAATGCTGATGTAAATTGTCCAAGAGCAAAAGCTCCTGGTTCCATAACTTCTTGAATTGCTCCAAACTTACTTTCTGCTTGGCCTAGAACTTCGTTTGCGATTGCTTGTGATTTTTCAAATTGATTTAAGTCAGTAACACTTTTACCTATAGCTACAGCATAAGCTCTAAGCGCAGGGTCTAATCTAAGTACAATACCTAATTCATCTAGTAATTCTGGTTCCGCTTTTGTAACACCACGTATTAATCTATTGAAAGAATCTGCTAAGTCTCTACCTAATGCAATAGATACGTTGGTTGCTGCAGTACCGAGTCTTTCTAACTGGTCTCTATTTAGTCCAGCAGCAGTACCGATAGCAGCAGCTTCTGCAGCTTCTTTAAAGGCTAATTGACCTTGAGTAGCTTTTCGAATACTATCTGTAATTGTTCCATAAGCAACACCAGTAATAGAACCAAAGGCTTTTTGACCTTCTATCATATTTTTGGTATTCATCGAAGTTTGTAAAAATTGAAATGCTGCTGATAAAGCAAAAACGTTAGCAGCTAGAGTAGCATACGCAGGCACAATTCCGCCACTGATGCCCTGTTGCATCTTGGAGAAATTTTTGGTTTGATTTGAGGATTGTTTACTTAATCCTTTACCCGCACGGT